CTGCATGCCTTGCTTGTAAAGCTTAGCAACGTCAAGAACCTGGTCAACCTGTACCTCACCAAAGTCAGGCTGGAACATAAGTTCTAGACCGTTTGATGTGTAACCAACGTTACGGAAATCCGCATCGTTTGATAGGGTAGTCTTGTAGTCTGTCCCCTCAACGTATGCTGGAAGGTCAGCATCGGTTAGGATGCTTGCACCAGAAGCTGGTTCGTATGTGAAAAGTGCTGCTGCACCAACAATGATGTTAGCACTTGTACCACGTGTATATGCCATAATTTTCACCTCTTTTTTCTATATGGAATAAGTGGGGTGTGTTTCCTCAAGATTAAGTATACCAGCCTTTTTATGCATTGGTTAGTTCGGGCATTTGGTGGTATTCATACTCAATGATGATCTTGTTTCCACCGTAGGTTCTGGATGTTCCAAAGTCAATTATGTCTGCTACCTCTTCAAGCTGGTATACCCTGAATTTGTGGAAGTAGAACTGTGGGGTAAAGCCACCTATGGTCTTGCCAGACATCCAGTTATTTATCTCTTCTGCTGTCTCGTCTTCACGGTCCATAAGTCGAAGAACCATTTCTGTAGTGGCTATCATCTTATCTGTTACGCCATCAGCTGTAGCAAAAAAGTAGTAAAGCAACTGCTCACCCTTTATGTGTGGGAATGGCGATCTGCGTAGCCTAGTTAGTCTATCGTATGTGCACCTTACGCCAGAGTACTGGAATCTTGTGTCATTGATGGTCACCCAGGTCTCTGTGAGGTCGTCAAGGGTGTTTGGCGATGGTGGAAAGAATGGTACGCCAATTGACAAGTATGAGGACAGCTTCTCTTGTATGTAGCTGTTCACCCATAGCATTGGGGTATTTACTAGGTAGTTACCGCTGCCTAGCGTAGCCTGCTCTTCTGTACTTAGTACTGTCATCTTCCAACTCCTGCATTTGCTATCCATCTGTATCCTGTAGATAGCCCTGTAGATCTACCGCCAGATTTGCCAGCATTCAGGTTTCTTTTGAAAACAGTTGGATTCTTTAGATAATCAATGATACCACTTGAATATAGAAAAACCTGAGAAAAGTATGTCTGGAAGAAGTGATCAAATGTCTTTTCAAAGCTACCTGCCACCATTGGTCCTCCAGGATTGTCTATGGACACTGGATTCTTTGTAAATACCTGTTCTCCGTTGTCGTTAAATGTTAGCACCTTGGCTGTGGCTGGTTTGATGGTTACTGGAATGCCACCTTCCATAATCCTTGCCTTATCGTAGAATGGAACTTTTGAACCGTTCTTTATTGATGAGGACTGTCTAAATGTATAAGACATTGAAAGACCATTTTGCCTAACAACATAATTAATGTCGTACAGTCTTGCATCTGGACTACCTGTTTGGCTCCACTCATAAACGTGATGAAGCATTTGCGGATCAACTCTTGCCATAGAGTCAATGTAGTCCTTGAGTGATTCTATTGAGCTTTTACCAAGGTTATCTAGGAATTCTGTTTTGCCACGGCCAACGCCATCCATGAATCCGATTGAATAGTCCATGATGTTCTTCATGTCACGCATAAATTTTGCATCATCTACTACGGCTTTCATTAAATGTCTACCGCCTGGTTTTCAGATCTCTTGAGTGTAATTCTGTAGTATTCGATAGAACCGAATGGCCCAACGATAGGATCGTTTGACACTATTTCAAAGATTGTTGACTTGCCACTTCTTGGGCCAGATGTCTCCGTATATACTGCGGTGCCAAATCTATCAGACACATTGGATATTACAATATTAGTGATAGCATTGTTTGACTCTTGAGCAGAAACCCTAACATCACTTTTTACTCTACCGAAGATAATAGTTTCTTGGGTAATGTTCATGTTTGGCTTTATCTCTTCTTTGCCTGCAGCACCTGCAGGAGAAAGATTGCATACGAGAGTCCTGTCTCTTACCCAGTGCTTCTGGACATTTCCATAAATGCCCTGTTCTACCATTGGATAGTAGACATCCATGGTCATTGGGTATACAAAATCTGGGGTTTCACAAATGCTCATTATAGAACACCAACTTTAGTAATAGACTTCATATACTTATCAAGTATTTTGTCTACTATAAGATTACCTGTTCCTTCTAGCATCTTCTTGTCAAACTGAATTCTAAACTGGTCTGTGTTGTATGAGGTTACATACTTTTGGTAGTAGTCTAGCTTGCCACACTTGAGGTCGTCAATTAGCATTACCGTGGCTCTTTCAATGTCTGCTGGTGTTGCACGGTAGCCTTCGTCAAGCACAAATAGGTAGTCGCTGCCTCTAGTGAACGTTCCATAGTTTCTTGAGTCATAAATATAGTCGCCTCTTGATATTGGAAGCATTGGTGATGCCGTACTAATGATGTTTGTCTGTCCTGTGAAAACCTTAACTATTGCGGAGTTGTCTAGAGTTACCTTGTAGTCAAAGACATTATCGTCTGGAGTGTCAATGTCATATATAAGAACATTGTTTTCGTAAACCTTTAGAACACGGTTGGCATCTCTCCACACTGGCATATAGTCCAGTCCGTTGCCCTGAACCTGATAGATAGACTTGTGGTTATAGAAACCAGTGCCTGTGTAAGTGTCGATGATTGATCTAGCGATTAGCTCCCACTTCTTGTATTCAGTGATTTCTGATGCCGATGTCCCCAATGTGCTTGGGTCAACATATGGTCTAACGATATCTAGATTTGACTCGTAGATGATGTGCTCTTCTTCCGCATCATAGAATCTAATCAAAAAGTTTCTGTCAAATTGAACTTTCGATATTGGCAAAACATAAACTACCTGACCATTTTCGTCTGATGTAATGGTTGATGTTTCAAATGAGTGGTCCACCAAATCCTCAACATAAATGTTATAGTCATAATCTGCATCTGGCAGATTCCAAGTAGTTGTAATAGGATAAGGTGGAACCCTCAAAATTTCCATTTATAGACCATACTCCTTGGCCACCTCTGAAGGTGTAGCGATTCGAATGTGTGATCTTTCTAGCCACTTCTCTGCTGCTTCAGCAGATACAATGTTGATGCCCCTGTATACCTTGCCAACGCCATTCCAGGTTACGTTGCTGGTTGAGAATACTGCAACCTTGTCTTCGGCAACAACCTTGTCAACTTTTGCTTTTGCTTTTGGCGAAGGCTTTGTTGCCTTTACAGAACCTATTGCTCCATTTTCAACTGGTGCAAGCTTCTGCTCTTCATCTTTTGCTTTTTCTTCTTGAGCTATTACAGCTTCTTCATATTGTTCTACAAGCTTATCTACCGCTTCTGCAGATACCGTTGCTGGAATGAGGGCTTCGCCATCTTCTAGCTTTGCTGGAACAACTTCGTTATTAATTAGTTCATTAGACATAATGACCTCCTAAATTACAATTATAGCAGATATAAAATAAAAAGAGGGCAGAGGTCGAAACCCCTGCCCCCTCTTAAAGGGTAGCTACAGACTAGCTGTCTGCACCTGAGTCAGCGAATGCAATTGCATCCTCTTCTTCCCACTGAATACCGAAACGTACGAATACGGTGTACTCAATGGTGTCCTTCTTTGGCTTGTACTCACGGTTAACGGTGATGTCACGCTGGAAACCCCATACACGGTTCTGAGGGAATGTAAGGTCTACATAACCTGCAGGGTAGTAAGGAACTTCCTGTACATCGATTCCTAGAACACGAGTAGTACGTGCTCCACCGAATGTCTGTCCGTTACCGTCTAGGTAAGCCTGACGGTTTGCAGGAGTACCTGCTGGAGTACCAGCAAATGCTTCTGCGATTGCGTCTGCAAGGGTACCGTTGTGCTTAATGATTCCCTGGAATGCGTCGGTACCAGCGTAGAACTTAAGGTTGTTCTTAAGTGCACGATACTTACGTGGCATAGCCAAGATAATGTTCTGCATAACGTCAGGAGTCCATGCGTTGTCAGTTACAGTTACAACTGACTCGTGGGCATCTCCTTCTTTAGCCTTGTTGACAAAACCGTTCATAATTCCGAGGAATGCACCATCGCCACTGTCTCCAGTACCGTTGATTGCTAGGTCCTCAATGTCATTTGCGAACGCATTTGTCATAAGACGTACTAGGTGATCCTCAAGAGCACCACCTTCAATACCGTCTTCAAGTGCTTCTGCTGAAACTTCCCAGTCAAGACGAATCTTCTTGGTGGTTAGTTCAACCTTTGTGAAGCTTGCACCTGCGTTGGTGTAGTCACCATTTGCCTGTGTTGCTGCACGGATTACACGCTCACCTACGTTAACCTTTTCAAGTTCCATAGTGTTAGCTCTCATAGTCACACGACGACCATCCTTGGCGAGAACTGTGGCATCCCACACGTAATCAATAAAACGACGTGCTTGCTCTGGGCGTAGGATACCGCTACCTGCCTCACCAGAAGGGTTTACTGCGTTTGGACCAGTTGTTAGTCCGTTCAATGCGGTTGGGATGTTGCCAACAACTCCGCCTGTAGCGTAGTTACCTGGAACAGCTGAACCTGCATCTGAACCTGAAGCGAAAGCTCCTTCTCCGTTGTATAGACCAGAGTCGTTGCCTGCTGAATCAGGGTTATTCTTTTTAATTTCTTCCGACATATTGTTCACCTCCTAAGTGATTTTATTATCTAAATAGATCGGCAGTTTTGAGGAAACGTCCGCCCCATAGGGATTTTTCAATCTGTTCTGATTGAATTTCCTGTACGATCTCGCCTAGATCGCCAGACTTGCGGAAAGCGGTGTCAGCTTCAACAGCGTCCACTCTCTTTCCAAACTCATTAAACACGTCCTTGCTTACAGTTACCTCATTTTTTACTGTAGCAAGAGACTTGTGTAGTTCTGCAATTTGTTCGGCTTGTGCCTGAACAACTGCAGTTAGGTCGCTAAAGGCTTTTGTAACGGTGTCCTTGATGTCTGCAACAGCAGTCTCAAGGGCCTCGTCTGACTTAGATACGTCCTCAGTTACAGTCTCTGACTTCTCGGTCTTGTCGTCTTCGTCAGAATCTTCTGATTCTTCCATAACTTCAGTTCCAGGAACGTCGTCTTCGTCAGCGTCTGCTGACTTCTCAACACCTGCATCTACAACTTCTGCTGCTTCTGCTGGTGCGTCAACTGTTTCTTCTACTGTGGCATCTGCCTCTGGAGCGACCTGTGATTCTTCAACTGTAGCATCTTCAGCAACAACCTCTTCGGCTGGAGCATCAACAACTACTTCATTTGTTGTTTCTGTCATAGGACTTGCCTCCTTATCAATCTCAGTATTATTAATGCCTTTAGCACTATCTACCAAGAACTTTATCATGTCTGGCTTTTCGTTGTCATTCTTTTCAACGAAACCAATGTTCTGCATTGGCTGTCCAGATGTTGGGGACTTTACTACTTCTTCTTCTGATACGATAACAATACCAGACTCCTTGTCCCAAAAAACATTTTCTATTGCTGTGTCAGCAATCTCTCCCTTGATCATATCAATACCGCTTTCATTCTTTTCAACAGATAGGATGTTTGCAAATTGATTAGCAGGGGTGTCTACTAGTGAAAGTTCCATTAGGTCATAATCTTTAATAATACGGATAGGGGAATCCATCTTTTCGTCATAAGCGTCTTCGTAGTCATTCATTCTACCGCCAATTGAGAAGCCAGAAAGGGTGCCATCAAGGACCTTTTCCCAAGTGTCCTGAGCACCCTTTGAAACGTATGCTGATACATATACTCCAGAATAGAACTTCTTAGTGTCTGGATCAAAATACTTATCTTCTTTGAACGCTACCATTTTGCCTACTGCAAGTGGCTGGTGCATTTCACGAATATTGCCACGGAATTTTGAGAATGCCTTAACAGAAGCCTCGGTAGTTACAATGTCCTTTTGACGGTCAACATTGTCAAGGGTAGCAAAGCCAGAGACGATTCTGCGTTCCTTGTCTACTTTAGAGAAAGGCATTGAGAGACGAACATTGTCGCCCTCCGTATTCCAGTGTGCTTTAGATATAGTCATACTAATTAATTATAGAACCCTTTTTTAAACTTTGTTAAAATATTATACCATATTTTGAACTAGTTAGTTGAACGGCCCTCACCCTTCGGATTTCTTCCAGCGACAGTTGCTGTGTTGTCTGAGGAGTTTGCTGACCGTTCAGAGTCTCTAGTCCTTGTCTGTTCTGTGTTAGCCTTTGCATCAGCAGCAGCTCTAGCATTAAGTTCAAGTGGCTGATCACCATCTGGACGCTGTGGAAGGCCTAGAACTTCACGTGCCTCATTAGGAACCATGATCTGGTTTCTAACATAACGCTCAAGAATCTGAGACTGTGCAATCTCGTCTGTTAAGGTTAGTTCATTAAACTTTAGTTCAAGTATGTCAGTCTTTTCTGTAATAATCTTGTTGATTACCTTTTCAAGGTTACGCTGAGCTGGTCTTGCTACCTGCTCCTTAAAGGTACGGTCCTGTGCAAGTGCTGCAGCAATCGCTGCTGAGTCACCTCCACCAATCTTAGATAGTGGCACCTGGTGTGCAACCAGAACATCGTCACGATTGCGAATTCGGTACTCATTGAACGATGCCTCCTGAGTTCCATTCTCAACAGCCTCCATCTTAAACTCTACCTTATTGGTGTCTGAGTCACCAGGAAGTGGGATGTACAGGGTTCTGTGGTTCTGCCCCTTTAGTCCTGTCTGCAAGAATCTGAACATCTTGTCTTCAGCTTCTTCTGAAAGCTTTGCACCCTTTAGAGTAACAACGTAGCGTGGAACACCCTTGTTAGTAAAGTAGTCAATGTTGTACTGTGAGGCAAGTGCATCTCCCTGAAGAGCAGCAATTGCAGAAAGAATATCTGGCACCCCATAGAATGAGTTTAATGGTGAGTACTGCTTAATGTGGATAATCTCATTTGGACGTGGGTCATTGGTAATTGGGTTTGCATTCTTTGCACCGAAGTTGCGGAAGTAAACAACCTTGTTTCCGATGATCTGAACATAGCCGTCACGTAGACGACGCACACGCATAGTGGTGGCAGGAATGTGGCCTACGTAGCCAATCTCTCCCTTTACTGTTCTACCAACCTCAAGGTATCCATTACCAGTAGCTTCGAAGTCAGTCCAAACCTTCATGAGAACTGCAGTCATCGATTCGTCTAGGTTTAGAGATTCAAACCATTCAGTCACCTCAACCTTTGCACGTTCAATACGCTTACGTGCCTTTTCTACAGCACTCTCATTGTCTGAGCTTTCAAGTGCCATCAAGGTTCTTTGAGTTGCCTGTAGCTGATAGCCAAGGCCAACGATGTTCTCAACCTTTGCATCAATGGCTGCGTGGTTGGCAAATGACATATCATAGTAATTGGCAAGTTCGTATAGGTTCCATGGTGGGGTAATTACGTCAAACAGTCCGTATCCGTTACGGTATACACGTCCAGGGTTAATCTCTTTGGACTGTGCTCCATTGATACCAGTTCGTACCGCCAGTGCACTGTCCTGGTATCCCATTGAGTTAACGTCAACATTCTGGTATCCAACTGAGTAGTTAATAGCTGGGTCTACTGCGTCAGCCTTCTCTAGTCTGTCGGTTCTACGCTTGAAGTTCTTCTCAATGCCAGATAGGCTCTTTAGGTCATCCCATGGCTTGTTGAATGGGTCCTGTGCTTTAAACATATCTTGAACCTGATCTTGTTCATCAAGTCCCAAATCTCTAATATAGTACTCTTCTGACATTTTATTCACTATCTCCATAAAGTTCTAGAGTCTTCTTAGCAGCAATCACAGCACCGAGGTCGTTCATGCTCGGAATCAATCCCTGGTTCATTCTATCTACCTGCTCAGAGTGCTCTTCGTCTGAAATCTTTTTCATGTTTGGGTAAAACACTGCACGACCATCTGGCTGTCCCCAATATTTAGCAGCCTCTGCCAATTCTTTAATCTTGGCCTTGTCGTCTTTCATGCCCTCAATTGACAATACGTTCTTGTCAGAGTCCATAAAAGGCTTTCCGTTTGGCTTCATCCAAACGTATGTGCCAAATAGGGAGAACTGTTCTTCCACTACTTGGATTCTTGGTTTTTGTACTTTACCTAAAAGTTGATTATCGAATGAATTCATAACCACTAGTATACCATATTATACTGGTTTTATGATTTCTGATTGCCAATCTACCTTGTCATATATCAAATATGATGAATTCCTGAACTTTAGTGTGTCCTGATTTCTATCAGTGTCTACCACTATTCTGTTTGTTCCCAGATAAATGCTATAGATTGTGTTCTGATCGATAGTCTGTATTGCATCAAAAGATTCATATAGTACTTCTGCCCACGATGGTTCTAGGTTGTTCCAGTACCCCCACGTTCTTGGTGCAGAGTCTTCTTTGATTACAGACCAGTCAACCTTTTGGGTTTTCTGAGACAGATCTTCTTCATTTACCCTAAAATATGATATGTTGTTGACTAGAACTGGTCCAGTTAGGTTAATGGTGTAAGTGTCGCTGTCGTGAAACTCAAGAAGCTTGGGGAATGCTACAGATAGGATATGCCACTCATTAAGCTCTATTTGTGGATCTGCAAGTTGAGTGTGTCCGTCAATTGAGAATGATATAGCTGCCGAGTCAATTTCGGTTTCTGTGTTTCCATCAACAACGTAGCACGTAATCGTGCCACTAGTCAGCTCTGGATTAGAAGCGGTCACGTAGAACTTGAGGTGTTCAAAACCAGATTTTCTATTTTTTATCTCAAAAAATGGTTCGGGAGTTTCACTAAACTCATACTTATTATATTTAATAAACATGTTTACTGTACTCAGATAAAAATTAGGAGACTTGGATGGATTAACGATTAGTGCTAGCCCCCTATCCATATTAGCAGATACATCTCCCACCAACTGTATACCGCTTTTATCATTCATGTATAGATATGGGCTTGATTCCTTGTATATCCTAAATGGATTATCTCCGCTTGAATCATTATATATCTTAAAATTTGCTCCAAGTCTGGTACCGACCAGAGTGTCAGAATTCTTGTTTAACCCCACTGAAGCTATCTGTAGCGACTTTATTGCCATGGGATTTGTTTTGATGCCGTCAACAATAAAGTTTAGCTTTATAACTAGTGACAGCTGGCTTAGAGTTACATTCTGTGGTGGGTAGATTATAGTATTATCTATAACTTCGTACTTTGTCGTGTTCCAGGCCGTTCCCTCTGGTTTTACGACATAGCTGTTCGTCAGATCTTCCTTTGTTGAGAAGTCTTGATATATGTATGAATCGGATGGCTGGAAGCTAACGTATGCCTTAAAGTTGTTCCCAGAGGTGATGACCTTTGTTTCAGTGTCAAAGATAGTGTTTGAAAAATGTGCAACGTTAAACTGCAAGAAGTCAATCGCATAGGTTCCATCATCTACCTTCTTTTGCAAATAGCTTAGTGGGATGT